TACAGCAACAACACCATGTCTATCTAAGCCAACAATGTTATATTGAATATCACCAGTTTTTTTATTAAGACCAATATTTTCTACACAAGCATCAGCTAATTCTTGTGAAATTGGTGGAATTAATGGTACATTTGGTGCTACTGAGGTATATCGACTAAGTTCTGGAAACTCTTTTGATAAATCTTGTAAATTAATTCCAGCATATAGTGCTGAAATAGTATATGTTGGATGTAAATGCAATACAACACGTACCTCAGAATTAATATTGCTTTGAAGTGCTAAATGTAATGGCAATTCACCAGATGGTTTAAGTTTTTCACTAATATCAGTATATGGTATCTCTTCATAATCATCAATTATAAATGGCGGCACTGCTGATAATATTGTATTTAATTTAATTTTTTTAAACATCTCTGGCTGCAAAGTTTGTTTGCGAATACCAGATGGTGTTATGTAAAAATGGTTTCGATCATGCCAACGAATACTGGCATTACCATCACGCGCTGTGATCCAATTTCTTTTATATGCTTCTTGAAATAATTCTGAGACAGTTTCTAACATTTATTTCTTTCTACCAATGGTGTATTATGTTTGCTATAATAAAAAGGCATGTAATGATATGTATGATAACCCAAAATGTTCGGAGAAACAATGCAATACAGGCTTCACGGAGTGTTAAAATAGGTATATCTGGCTTATCGTCATCTGTTTTACCTATCAAATGATTTGTAGCTCTTGCCCATATTAATCGAAATCTCATGCGACTTTATTGTCCTCATAATCACGAAGCGCTTGTTTTACATCTCGCTCAAGTTTTTCCCAATCAGTTATAAATTCAACATGACCATCTTCATATTCAGTGCGAATACTATGACTGCCCTCAGTAATTTTGGGCCATTTTGTTTTATTTGTTGTGGTTTCTTTTTTTTGTCTTGGCATATTTTACCTCTCTGTTACTAATTATTTTTGCAATTCTATTTTTAGATTACCAGACATGGATACACGATCATCATTACTAGTTAAAAATGGATAAACTGTATGTTCCATATCTGCATGAAATATAATTAATCTGCCTTCATAAGATTTATCTACATCTAAAATTCTATTAATAATATTAGAAAAACGATTACTAATATTTGCAAATTCAAATTTAGAAGCAACTTTATGATTTGAACCTACTGATGATTTATGATTTAATTCGTCTTCCAATTCATATGGTATTTTTATCCATATTACAAAAACTAAATCACCATAATGCCAGTGGATTGGATTATATTCTCCTTTTCTTTGAAAATTAACCCAAGAATTTAAAAAATTTAAATTATAATTTTTTGAACTATTGCTCTTAAAATAATTGTGGCCAAATACTTTTATGTATTCGTGACAACCATCTAAAATTATTTTTTTAACACCTTTGGGAATCAAATCATAATCAAACCATTTTTCGTTTTCTATTTGACCAGCCAAATTGTCATTCATAGTTTTTTTAAATTCATATGAATCTATATTCATTAATAATTCATTAAAAAAAGTAAATGGTAAAGTTGTTTCAATATAACCAACCTTAGTAATAATTTTTTCTTGAAACATTATAGTTTTACTTTAAAAATACATCATTAATTTGTCGATTAACACGAATAAATGTAGTACACTTACTTAGTTGTTTTAAAGATGGCGCACCAACATATGTGCAAGCACTACGCAAACCACCAAGCAAATTAAGTACCGTATTTTTTACAGGTCCACGATAAGGTATATCTACAGTTCGACCTTCACTTGATCGATACTCTGCAACGCCGCCGTGATGTTTATTCATAGCAGTATCAGAGCTCATGCCGTAAAATTTAACACGGCCATCTTTTACAGTGCTGCCACCTTCATCATGCCCTGCTAGCATACCACCTAACATTACAAAATCAGCACCGGCGCCAAATGCCTTAGCAACATCACCAGGACAAACACACCCACCATCAGCAATAATATGCGCTCCAAGACCGTGAGCGGCATCAGCACACTCAATAATGGCGGATAATTGAGGATAACCAACACCGGTTTGAATACGAGTTGTACAAACCGAACCAGGACCAATGCCCACTTTAACAATATCTGCTCCACGTAATATTAACTCCTGTGTCATGTCCGCTGTAACAACATTACCAGCAATAATAGTTTTAGAAGGATGGTTTTTTCTTACCTCAGCAACAAAGTCACCAAAGTGTTCAGAATAACCATTTGCTACATCAATACAAACAAATTGTATTAACGTAAGTACATTTAAAATTTGTTTTAGTTTTATTAAATCTGTGTTACTGGTACCTGTACTAATAGCAAAATTAGAATAAGCATTATCAAATAGATTTTGTGAATTTGTATAACTCTCTAAATCATAATTCTTCACAAGACAGGTAAACATATTGTGTTTGTTTAGATTTGCAAGCATCTGAAAAGTACCAACACCGTCCATATTGGCAGCCATAATTGGTACACCAGACCATTTATAATTACTGTGTTTAAACGTATAGGTGCGAGCTAAATCTACCTCTTTTCGACTTGATAACGTAGATCGTTTTGGTCGAATTAAAACATCTCGAAAATCAAATTTAACATCATCTTCAATTCTCATTTTAAACTTTCATATTATTACGAATTGCTCTAATTTGTGTATCTGGTGTTGCATAAATTCTTGCACGATAATGCGTAAAACCATTTGCAGAATCAGTTTGACTAGTAAACTCAATGAGATTATTTTTTACAATTTCATCCAATAATTTTCTTAGAAGTTGTTTTTTTACCTCATCTTTAAACTCGCCCATATTCATCTTTAACATTTCTGCATTTGTATCAGAAATAGTATGTTGAACTGTGACCATTTGTCCTTGATAGGTATGATCGTGTATGCTTACAGTTTGAATACCACTAGTAATGCCATTAGGTCCAGGTCCAATTGACAAAGAATATGGATAATTTGTGTTGGTAATTGTATCAATCTGGCTGGCTGTGAGCGCTGTAATTGTCATTGTTTTCTCCACTTATTTGATGTAGTTCACGCATTTTACCATTAACAAAATAGGCAGAAAACTCTTCCCATTGTGTATGTTTTTTATCTAGGTGCCGATAGAATCGAATCTCACCAATAAACTCGGCACAAAATTCTTCACGCTGATTAAATTCTCTAAGGTAAGATTTTAAAAAATAGTTTTTTTCTTCAACCCATTCAGTATCATATGCAGTATGCCATAGTGTACCATCTTCACGAATTTTATAATGATCTAATAATTGTGCTGGAGTATCTTTAGTTTGATAATCATGCCCATCATATTGAATATAGTCAAACATTCCCATTTTTAAATGCCTTATATAGCTTATAACCTTTATTCCAAGCTTCTATTTCCCATGGTTGTTTAGCGTAAGGTATTTCATTTGAATCTACTTTTTTGCCGCGCCATACAGACATTTCTTCATCTAATTCACCGTAAGCATATTGTTTCACATGAACCATTTCGTGCGCTATTGTATGTAATTTTTCATCAGTATCGAGGTTAGAATTCACCTCAATGATAAAGTATCTTGGATTACCTGCAATATTATAAGATTCTATCTCTGCGAACCCATATGCATCTTTCATTGTTCTTCGAAATATAACTCGCACATTAATATTTCTACGCATTTGCGGAGTAAATAGTTTTTTGGCAAAGAAATTCATTGCCTGTTTTTGAACGCCAGATAATTTGCCTTCTATTTGCATATTTCCATCCTAACACGACCAAAAACAAAAAGCGGCATTCTTTCGATATGCCGCTTATTCAAAGATTAATTCTTTTGTTGCGTTTTTTTCAACCACAAAGTTGATAAATCCCACTGCTTCATCTTCCTCTTGAAAAAACCGTACAACCGTTTGCCCGGTAAACATTGAAGTAAACATCAATAATATGGAATTGTCTCCATTAGTAGAAAACTTAATCCACCAACCATTACGATTTACCGGTGCAAACGATTTGCATTTCTTTTCAGTTTCTATGAAACTTTCAGTTTTTTGAGGTTTTCCAATCTTTTTCTGCATACCTCTATGTATGCTTTGAAAAATTTTGTAAATTACAGACCTTTCAATGGCCATTGAGGTAGATCCTTTAGACCAATTTTTTGAAATTGGTTTTGAATCTCTCTTCCAAAATACTCTGTAGTTTTAATTGATTGCTTTACAAAATCAGTTTGAGCATCTACAAATTTGATTAAAACATCACGAGAACCTTTATCTGCAATGTAAGTGGTTACAAAGGTCTTCTTGTAATTTTGAATTGTATCAATGTATAAATCTATCATTTTTATCTCCTTTAGACGATTAATATGCCATGACCTCTTCTGAGCGTCACATAACTATATATGTTTTTTGATGTTGCAATGCACAAAAATTATTTTGTATTGTGAAATTTTATGTTGTCTTTTCTTACTTTTACCATGATCCAATCATTGTAAAAATTACCAGATTCTAATACTCGCCGATCTATTTGTTCTCTTAATTCCAAATAGGCACAATCAGAACGGGTGTTACATAAATGAAGTATTTCGCGGCGAAAATTTTGTTCGCCATGTTCTTGTATGTCCTCAAGGAGAGTTTTGTTTGAACCCCAATAGGTCAACCAATCAGATGATTTTCTAATCTTTTTTCTTTTGCCTTTGACTGTTTTATAACCAGCCTTTGAAAAGAATTTTTTACCTATGTATTGTTTGCCAGTAAATGTGTTGGTAATACAGTAAACGTAACCATAAGAATTACCAATATGTTCTTCTAAAAATTCTTGACCTTTGTATATCCACATTATTCATCATCTTCTTCTTCTACATAATCATCCTCGATTATATAGTCTCCGCAAAATGGACAATAATGTGGCGCATCTTCACAGAGTTCTTCATCGTAGCTAACCGTAAATACTGAGTCACAGGTATTGCAGGTGTGTCTAAGTGTTGGCATAATTTTCTTCTACTATTTCAAACGCAGCATTCGCGGCTGAGACGGCCACTAGAATACCGGTTTATACTGGTTTTGTCGGCCAAATTATGTTCCAGGGAAACCCGGCCTGCTGCGGGACATCGCGTAAGGCTTGGCGATAGGTAGTCCATTCCTGCTTCTTGGCGTCCGCCAATTTACAAGTTGGCAGGTCAACCCAATCGGAATCTGCCAACA